TGAGCCTTTCGCCAATCAAAGCGTGTCTGTTGCGTTCAATACTGGAAGTTTGATTGCCGCTAGTGTCACCCATCAAGCAGGGGGATACCACGAAATAGTCGAGGCCGGAAACCGGTTCGGAGCGTTTGTGATCGTATCAGTTGAAGTCTATTGCTGCGTTGGCGCCGACGGTGAATCTGCATACTGCGCGCGCGTCGACTTAACGGCAGGCGCAGGGTTCGGTTTTGAAAGCTTAGGGTATCAAACTATTGGAATCTGGAGACGCCGTTACTACGGAGAGTTTGAGATTCCCTCTTCGTGTTTGTCGGCTCCAGGAAGGATTTGCGACCCTTTCATCCAAAAGTCGCGCCACATTTCCACGCCGCTGACAATAACCCTAAGCGGGGACGGCACTTGCTCGCTTGGGAACTTGGACATGATTTCTGATGGAGGCATAGGTGTTACAGGGGGTCTTCCGCCAGAGTTTCCCTATGCGCAGGATGCCGTAGACGACATCTTGGACGGGGTTAGCTACACCTTCCGCATCACCTCCCGCCCAACGTGTCGCACCGTCCCGGCGGATTGCGACGTTCCGATCGGCGAGGGCAACACCAGGGTGTTCTGGGGAGGCGAAACTCCAGAGTTTGTTTTAGGCACGCCCGAGTTGATGTCGGTCACCGACCCGGTGACTAACGATCTGTTGTACTACGAGCATCTGGGCGGCATTGGGACGATCGTCAACCCGTACAAGTTTTTTTTCTACCGCACCGACAACCCCAATACGCAAACGCTGGAGCAGCAGTATTTGGACCTGTACTGCGAATCGGACAACAACGTCAGCCCGCCGGTGACCGCGTGGTACGTCGTGCATCAGACGATTAAAATATGCGGCGGCCCATTTACGGTGGACCAATGGGCCGGCACGATTGACACGTATGCGGCCCCGGAGAACTGCGGGAACATCTCAGCAGGCGACCCCGTCCCGATCGGCGAACCAACCATGGAGCGATCAATTGGCTACCCACAAGACTCCACTGGCGGCTGCGGAGCTACAGCACCGCGGATCCGATTTGAAATCCAGGCTCCTTGCAGCGTCTGAGGTCAATGCCCGCCGGGCCGCGCGTGCTAGCAGCGAGCCCCCCCCGCTGCTCGAGCGGATGGGCAACTTCGCTAAGGCCGCGGTGTCGCACGTCGCCGCCGGTGCTCCCCGCTGCACCGACGAGCAAGTGGCCGATCGGCACGCCATCTGCACGGCGTGCGAGTATTTCGCTGCCAACGTCTGCACTAAATGCGGCTGCGGCATCAGCCGCGAACGGGCCTACATATCCAAGCTGCACTGGGCGGATCAGTCGTGCCCAGTGGGCAAGTGGGGGCCGGTTGAAGCCGAAAAAAACAGCGGTTGACACCCGTACACCTATCCGCAAACTGACTGTATGCGGAGGCGGCATGGCGACGTTGGGTTTGCTCGATGACGTGCTGACGAATCTGCCACGGCGAACGCGGCAGAGTTTTTCCGACGTGCTGCCGCCGGAGATTCTCAAGGAACTAGAGGAGATTCGGTCGGAGTTTCGCGCTGGCCGGATCAGCGCAACGAAGACCGGGCTGGCAAAAGCCATTGCAAAGACTCTCGCTGACCGCGGCATTAGCGCACACTCCTCTACGGTGACCAGATGGCTCGACGGCCGCTAATAGCTGACGTGGTCGCCAGCCTTCCGCAGCCTTCACCGGCGGCCGAGGCCGAGCATGTGACCAGGCGCACCGAGGGCGACAACGTCGAGGCCCGGAGCGTCTCGCGGACGATCCGCACGGTCGAGGATCTGTTGAGGCATATCGAGGCTGACCTTGAGCTATACCAGGTGGCACAGAGTGAAGCGACCAAATGGGAGGGGATGAGCGTCAACCGCGAGACCGGGCGGCCGGAGGTGACCGAGCTGTTCCGCGTGTTCGTGCGGCTGAAGCCTAAGCCCGGCCCCGGCGTCCGCGAGTGCGTTGAGGCGATGATCGCGTCGGCGCTGGCTGGCCGGCGGGTAAAGGCGAAGCCGCTGCCGAAGTCAAAGTCTGGGCCGTGGGCAGTGCTCGTCGTGGCCGACACTCACTTCGGAAAATACTGCTGGGAGGGCACGACCGGCGAGGCCGACTACGATCTCGACATCGCGGCCCAACTGGTCGCCGACGCATCCCGCGAGCTGCTGGAGCTGGCCGCTCGATACCGACCGGCCCGCATGACCGTCGGGATGCTTGGCGATCTGATGCACTACGATTCTCCGGCCGGGACCACCACCAGCGGCACGCCGCTCGAGCGTGACGGTCGGCTGCAGAAGATGATCGGCGTCGGCACCGACTCCATCATCGGCGTGGTCGATGATGCCAGCGGCATCGCACCGGCCGACGTGGTTATCGTCAACGGCAACCACGACGAGACGCTGACGTGGGCCCTGCATCGGTTGCTCGTCGAACGCTACCAGTCCGGCGGTCGGGTCCGCATCGACGAGAAGTTCACGCCCCGCAAGTATCTCGACCACGGCCGCAATCTTCTGGGGTTCGTCCACGGGCATCGGGCTAAACGCAAGCTGCCTCAGCTCATGGCGATCGAGGCGGCCAAGGCGTGGGCCCGCTGCCCCTACCGAGAGATCCACACCGGCCACCTCCACCACCAGTCGGCCGAGTGGTCACGGCCGATCGAAACCCTCGATGGGGTTCTGGTGCGGGTCGCGCCGTCGCTCGGGCCGGCAGACGATTACCACGCCGTGAACGGCTGGCTGGGCCAGCGTCGGGCGATGGAGTTGTTCATCTACGACGAGGCTGGCGGGCTGGCTGCCATGCACGTCGCCGGTCCCCGGATGGAGGTGCCGGCGTGACGAAACCTATGCCCGAAGAATCTGCGGCAGAGGTTTCGTATCGCGAACCGCTCTCCGAGGAATACATCGCGACCGCCCTCCGCGATGCACGTCGATTCATGGGGCAATGGTGTGGAACATCGGGAAATCTCGCGGCACATACCGTGAGATTGATAAAAGAAAGGGAACGGATGCTGGAAGCAAACCGAGAGAAAGAGGCTGGCGGGGCAATGCTGGAAGCAGCGTGGAAGAAATACCGGCAGGACCAGATATCCCCGGACCACGAGCCGATCACGCGGGCGGTCTACGGTGCCGACTGCGATCGGCTCGACAAGACCCCGGCCGAGCAGCTCTGCGAGAAAACGGCCGAGGTGATCCGCGATCGCCGGCCGAAGTACGGCGGACCGCAAAAGCATTTCGCCAGGACGGTCGGAATGTTCAACGCGGCGTTCGCCGACGTGCTGAAGCGGCCGCTGACCGAGGCCGATTGGGCCGTCGTCATGATCCTCGATAAGGTCGCCAGGTTCAGGGGGCCGGGGGCCACTGTCGACGGCCCCGTGGACATCGCCGGTTATGCCGCGTGCCTGTACGAAGTCATGGACCGGACCGACTAGTGAACAAGCGTACAATGGCAGTAGAGGACCGACGTGGCACAGACGCATGAATGGCTGTTTCGCACTACCGGCCGAGGGCGTGAACCGCTGTCGGCACCGGAGGAGGGCGGCAGCCATGTTCACTACCAACCGACACGCCGGGCCGGCATCGGCTCGATCACGAGTACGCCCCCGGGCCGACGACCGCTGACATTCCTTGAGTACCTCGCGATCCGCTCCGGCATGACGCTTGCCGAAGCCACCAAGCTCCACGAAGAAGGGAAAATCCACTGATGTCCACCTCGCTGACAGTCGCCGGCACGACGCGCCTCGCCTGGTCCCTCTCCGATTCGCAGTCGGTCGCCGACTACTCTGCCTCGGGTGAGGATCGCACGTCGCGTGCGATCTCCAACGGCACGGGCGTGGGGCAAGCCAACGTCGCCGCGTCGAAGTCGCTCACCGGCACACAAGCCGGCTTCTCAATGTCGACCACCGGCATCACCGGATCGGTCCTCGGGACGCTCCAGACCGCCAACGTCGCCACCGTCCGCGAGCTGCTTGTCCAGGTTCCGACCGGCCCGACCGGAGGGTTCCTTACTGTGACGCACCCCGGGATCTCGGGCGTGCGGGTTGGCGTCGGCGGGCAACTGCACGTCGCGGACTACGGCAGCGGCATCACCGGCGGCACGCTGGCGTTCGCCACGTCTGTGACCGGCACCTACGGCGTCGACGTGACGGCGGTTGGCGTGGGGACATACTCGTGATCTCGGACGCACCGATCGCTGTCGCCGAGGCCGCCCCGGGGGGCGTGCTCACGAAGGTCGACGCCTTCATCAGCGCCGCACGATCGGCGGCTGGCGATGGTCTCACTTGGGCCGAGTTCGGTGAGCTGCTGGTCGCTCTCCTTCACCTGGCGGTCGCAGCCCTAGACGCTGTCACCAGCATGACGG